GGCACTAGATCCAAATAAGGCGACATGGACAGGCGGCAGTTTATATTATAGGTAGATATCGTAAAATTTCCTTATAGTGTGCCGATTTCAATATTGGCACATGAAGGAAACATTAAGAAAAAGGGCCTTGCTCTTAAAAATTGGGCCTTTGTGCCAATTTAATTTCCGTCCATTTTCCCTTAATATTTTGTTGTAAAAGGGTTGCTTTTGCGCCCTGATAGACTATAATTAAGGTATAAATCAAACACAGGTTTTTTAATTATGAACAGAGTTGACGCAATCTCTAACAGAATCCTAAACAATGATAACTTTGAAAACGTCGCACACGTTTGCTGCGACTGGGAAGAATTTGTTTTTGAAGTCGCTGAATGGGGTGTAGATCACATTGCTACAGTAGATTTCGACACACTAACCGCAGATGAAATAAAAGGGTTAGATTCATTCATTGCATCATTCGGTTGCTCTCCCGAAGATCCCCACCCTTGCAGTAAGTACGCTAACCCTATCTTTGCATAGGGTTCAAACCATTATAAACCATTTTTTAAACATTCACATTTTTTTATTATGATCACAGAATATTTCGTAGAAGTCCCTAACACTAACATTAAAGAGTTAGTAACCAATGATTTTGGATATGACCTATGCTATGACATGGCACAGCAGTATGGCATTGCTGAATTAGTATGGTACGCTCTCAACGGCAAAAGGGTTGTTGAAGGAGTCTACACAGACCAAGATTAATTTAATCTTTTCTATAGATTTGCTAGGTTGCTTTACCTAGTAAATCGTTTATTATTCTATTATACAAACAACACACGGAGCACCCCAAATGCGTAAAATTGAAAAAGACATGAACCGCGCTATCAGAAACAGAAAGGAGCACTGGCAGTCTAGTAACACTACTGTTAATTCTTTTTACTGTTCCGCTACTGACAGGGTGGGCAGCATAGTCAAACTACATGGCAACAAGATTGCTGAAGTATATGCAAACAGCATTGTGCTCTTTGACGGCGGTTGGCAGACAGTTACAACCAAAAGCAGATTAAATGCCCTATTGGACGAATTTGCTGCAGGCACTGGCGTAATCCAGCGCAATTTTGAATGGTTCCTAACTTACAAACACCTTAAAGAAGATTTTGTTAGCGGCATGGAGGTAGCGCTCTAATGCCACGGAACATCCTCGCTCAGCGCACTTTCACGCTATCAGATGGCAGGCAGATTACTTACACCAGATTAAAACCACAAAAACCACAGCGCCGCCATCTGCTCCTATCCCAAACTAAGGGCATCCGAACCAACACCAACAGAGGCAGCATAAACACTAAGCATGCCACCCTTATATAAGATAGAGCACCGCTACCCCTGTTCCGCTTGGAGCAGGGTTTTTTTATGTTTTATTTTTTTATCGCGATAGCGATGCGGTTTATAAAAACGCTTAAGTCCCTAACCTACAACGAACCAAAATCGAGAGCTCTATATTATTCGATATTAAAAAATTTTTGGATATAAAAAATTGCCGTATAGGTTGACTCTGGGCCAGGTTTGTGTTATACTATAGAAGTAAACACATAAAACAAACAATGATTGAAGGATTTGTATTAACACTCGTATTGATGACTTTTTGTATAGGCTCATCATTTGCCATCGTGAACTTTGCATCTAAAGGTAGGTTCTTTTAATGGCGGTTTATAACGACTATGAGATTCGTATAAACATTAATCAGCTGATAGAGAAGAGGATCCCTTGTTGTGATCTTCTTCATCCTGATCATTGTTTAACAGAGAAGCAAGTAGCTGAGATTGCACATGATGTAAGAATGGATATAGACTTACATCCTATCTACAAGCAAGTGGATAAACATATCATGGCATATGTTGAAGCTGCTGGCATAGACAACAAAGATCATTGGGTGGAAGAGAAACTCTTAGACTTACCTGATGAAGAAAGTATCTCTTTTGAATAGTTAAGAGAACATTATGGCAATATATAAGAATAGCAAGATAGAGATTAACTTAGATGAGTTAGTAGCTATTAGAAGTAAAGTGATAAATGAGGAATTGGATACTGATGAGATATCCCTCTTAGCGAGTGAGTTAAAGGATACTCTGACTTGGGATACTCTTTATCACATGGTTGATACGCATATACTGACATACAAAGGCAATCCACCTGTGAAGTATGGCAGCATTGCGAATGATGCTGAGTTAGTTCAGATGGAAAAGAATCGGAAGAAGTTTAAGCTCATTGAGTTAAAAGGAGGTTCATGGAGAATTCAAGTACCGTTAAGAATCAAGGATTAAAGTCCTATCACATATACTATGAGGATAAGTGTCTGTTCAAGAATTTAGATCAGGAAGAGTTTGATTTGATTTGGGGTCGTATCTACAGGTCATATCACACAGATAGCTTGTCGTTCTCTGTTTGTGTAGGCGACGAATGTATTAGAGAGGATCAGAGTTATTAGTGGCACATGTCTTAGATCATTTAGAGCAGTATACTGCTGATTGGATTGATTGGTTACAGAAACCTGATGATGCAAACAAGGGAGATTATAAAGGCCCTCGTTGTCCCTTTAGTAAGAAGGCGAAAGATGATGGTCGTATGAAGTTGGTCAAGGTCTTTGACTATTTCAGCGCGTACGACTACTGGGAGGTGGTTTCAAGAGAGTGTGAGGCCTTTGATGGAAGTAATGATATTGTCATAGTGGCTGCAAAGTCCAACGCTAATAATATTAACCCAGATCAAATGTCTGGCGGCGTCGATGGACTCAACACGTTTCTGAATCAACAGGGAAAGGATTTATGGTTGTTGACAAAGTTAGATGAGATGTTTACCATTGTGATGATACAAAAAATCAGCGCGTTGGACGATACTTCAAAACAACTGGAAGCTAAGGGATACTACATAGGGAGATATACTGAAGCTATGATGGAAAAGGTAGTACTCGGAAGGAAAAAATATAGAGAGAGATTATGAAGCATCATCATGCTCATCTACCTAACTATGGTGTGATAGAAGTTGAACTTGAACAAGAGGAACAAGATCATCTATGGAAGATGGTTCATAAGTATGCTCCTGTTGATTCTGAGTGGGAAGGTAATCGCTTAATTAGTATTAAAGATATCAACGCTAAACAATGGTCATTGAATGATGATGATCAAATATTTGCAAACAAAGTTTTGATGCCTTTGACTCGTGAATACATTGGTACATACGGTTGCCCGTTTAAGGTCAAATCAACACATGAACATGGACTTGCATTTAACCGTTTCTGGTGTCGTGCATCACAAAAAGGAGACTATCAAAGTATACATGATCATCTGAGCGTATTCACGTTTGTAGTCTGGTTAAAGATACCCTTTGATGGAAAGAAAGAGGCAGAGGAACAAGCTGGATTCAGACCAGAGGCAAGTGACTTTGTATTAATATATCCTGATACTTGTGGCCAACTGATGAAGAAACACTATAGATTAAATCCAGATATGGATGGTATGATGATATTCTTTCCAAGCGATATGAACCATCTCGTTTATCCACACTTTACTACAGACGAGTGGAGAATATCAATCGCTGGAGACATTGCGTTAAATAGTTATGAGATTACAACTCAAATAAATCATGAGTTCCCTGATCCTAAAGTTAAAAATGTATAGATAAGTTTATAATGAACATTTCTACTGAAACAATGCAAATAGAGCTCGACATAAAGGAGCTGGAATACATCTACGAATCAATCTCTTTTAGATTAGAGCATGATAATCATTTAATGTATCATCCTGACATTAGGAAAGATTTAGAAGACATGATGGCGACATGGGAAGATGAGTACTTATAACGTATACATTGGCGAATACTTAATTATGGAGAATGTTCCAGGCCAAGATGTAAAAGGCAAAATGGAACATGTAAGAGCATTTTTTAATTATTACCCAGATGATGAAAACCGTAAAGAAGAGATAAGAATAGTCAAAAATTCGTGACTATATAATATGACACTATGGACAAAATGATTTGACCGTGGTATACTTAATAATGTAATTACAACATGTTATGGCAAAAGGATTTACAGTAAAAGCTAAAGCCCCTAAAACTAAGAAAGTCGAAGATGATTTTGATTTAGAAAAGGCAAAGGCATTAGCTAAAGGTAAAGCAATAGTTTTCTGTCTGCCAGGAAGAGGAGTATCTTATATCTTTTTAAAGAACTTCGTACAACTATGCTTTGACCTAGTGCAGAATGGATCGAGTATTCAGATCTCACAAGATTATTCATCAATGGTTAACTTTGCAAGATGCAAATGCCTTGGTGCTAACGTATTAAGAGGCCCAGATCAAATTCCTTGGGATGGAAAACTAAAATATGACTATCAATTATGGATAGACTCTGATATTGTATTTGATACAGAGAAATTTTATCGTTTAGTATGGATGCAAAAGGATATTGCTGGTGGTTGGTACTGTACAGAGGACGGAAAAACAACATCTGTTGCACATTGGCTAGAAGAAGAGGACTTTGCAAAGAATGGCGGAGTGATGAATCACGAAACTATCGAGTCTATCTCTCGCAGACGCAAGCCATTCACTGTTGACTACACTGGATTTGGTTGGTTACTCATTAAAAATGGTGTATTTGAACATAAAGAGATGAAATATCCTTGGTTCGCTCCTAAAATGCAAGTTTTTGAGTCTGGAGATGTACAAGATATGTGTGGAGAAGACGTATCTTTCTGTTTAGACGCTAAAGAAGCGGGTATGGAAATCTGGATTGATCCAAAAATCCGTGTTGGTCACGAAAAAACGAGGATTATTTAAGATGCCAGAAGAAGAAACAAGATACAGGGTCGTAGAATTAGGCACATCAGGCTGGTGTGTCAACGATCCGAAGCAAGATGTAGGTCTTGATAAGGAACAGGCAAGAGTTAGACTCAACTTTTACATGAATGAAGGGATCTCACCCGACAGATTGCGAGCTCAAATTGATAAATAAAAAGAAAAAGGTCAAAAATGGCAGATTCAGATCCAAAATTAGCTCCCCATAACGTAGAAAGTGCTGGTTTTGCTAGTGGAAGTGTTAAAGGACAGTATGATGTGAGTGCTCAAGCACGAAAAAAAGCTGCCGCAAACACAAATGACAAGCAATCTCCATTAGCTGCTGGTTAAAATCAATCAAAAAAACCTCAAAGACCCCTCAAAGGGTCTTTTTTTGTGTCTAAATAGATTTGAATTAGTATATTTGTTATGGCAGACGATAAAAAATACATTAATCCTCGACCAGAAGAGGACGTAGCAGACGATCTTTTGCGTGAAGTTGTTGGTGATGACGCCAATGACAAAAAAAGAAAACAAAATTTGAATGAGTAATGGCTAAAGTTGATCAACGCAACCTCCAAAGTACGCCTTTCAAGGATATAAGTCTTACATTTACCCGACATCCTGTAACGGATGACATCGGTGTGTTTGAAAATGAGGATGCGATCAAACGAGCTGTGACAAATTTGGTAAGAACTAGGATAGGTGAACGTTTTTATAACAACTTATTAGGTAGTGCTGTCGAAGATTCTCTCTTTGAACAGGCAGATCCTGATAATGCTCAAGTTTTAGAGGATGATATACGACTTTTACTTGAAAACTTTGAACCTAGAATCAAACGTGTTGATATTAGAGTGGTATATCCACTCGATACTAATGAATTAACGGTAGTTATTAGCTATGACATCGTTGGATTATCCATTCCCAGACAAAATATAGAATTTATTCTTCAATCAACTAGGATATAATGTCATTTAACCAGTTTACAAACCTAGATTTCGCATCTCTTAGGTCACAAATTAAAGATTACCTTCGTGTAAACAGTGATTTCGCTGATTTCGACTTTGAAGGATCTAACTTTTCGACTCTAATTGACCTTTTAGCGTACAACTCATACATTACTGCTTATAATACTAACATGGCAGTCAATGAATGTTTCCTTGACAGTGCTACATTGCGTGAAAACGTGGTATCACTAGCAAGAAATATTGGTTATGTACCCAGATCAGCACGATCTTCACAAGCTGTGGTGAGTTTTAGCGTAGACTTAGGTACAAATGACACAAAAATCGTAACTTTGAAGGCTGGACAAGTTGCATTAGGTACTCAACAGGGAAGTTCTTACATTTTTTCTATTCCAGACGACTTTGTGGCGACAAGTGGAGCAAATAATATCGCTACTTTTGATAATTTAAAGATTTACGAAGGAATATATCTTGAAAAAACATTTCAGATCGATTATTCTCAACCAAATCAAAGATTTATTCTTCCAAATCCGAATATTGACACAACTTCTATCCGTGTTACGGTTTCATCTACGACAAATGAGATATATTCGCTCTATAATAACATTTTGCAAGTTGATTCGACCTCTAAATTGTTCCTAATTCAAGAAATTGAAGATGAACAGTATGAAATCTTGTTTGGAGACGGAATTATTGGTAAAAAACCTCCTGCTGGAGCGATAGTTACTGTTACTTACATTGTAACTAACGGAAGATTAGGAAATAACGCTAGAAATTTCTCATTTGTTGGTATTTTAAGAGATGATACCGATACAACCATAACTTCTGGAATTTCAGTTTTAACAACTCAACAAAAATCCGAAAATGGCGACGGAATTGAAGATGTATCGAGCATAAAATACCTAGCACCTCGTATCTACAGTTCACAGTATCGTGCCGTGACTGCGAATGACTACACAGGTATAATTCCCTTCGTTTACCCTAACGTTGAATCTGTGACCGCCTACGGAGGAGAAGAATTAGACCCGCCTGAGTATGGTAAGGTGTTCATTTCTATAAAACCAAAGAACGGTTCTTTCTTATCACAAATTACAAAAGACGATATCTCTAGACAACTAAAACAATACAGTATTGCTGGTATCAAACCAGAAATTATTGATTTAAAATATCTTTATGTCGAAGTTGACACTTCTGTTTACTATAACACTAACGCTACAAGTGATGCAGCTGAACTTATCACTGCCGTAACCAAGACTCTAACAACTTATTCCAATTCATCAGACATTAATGCTTTTGGTGGTAGATTTAAGTATAGTAAAGTCGTTGGACTGATTGATGACTCTGCAAGAGGTGTTACATCTAACATTACAAGAGTCAAGATGAGAAGAGATATCATACCTGAGATCAATACTTTCGCAACTTATGAACTTTGTTACGGAAATGCTTTTTATGACCAACCAAATGGATATGGCGTACGATCCACAGGATTCTCAGTCAGTGGTATTGATGGAACTTTATATTTGGGTGACATACCTACCGCTGGGACTACTGTTGGAAAATTAGTATTTTTCAAACTTGTAAATAACCTTCCATTAGTCGTTAAGAATGATGCTGGGACTGTAGATTATGTTCACGGAGAGATTAATTTAGATGTGGTAAATATAACAGGTACTTCGTTAACAAGCGGAGTCATTGAAGTGGAAGCAATACCTGATTCCAATGATGTTATTGCCTTGAAAGACTTATACTTACAATTAAGTGTTCCAGACAGTACAGTAAAGGCATTACCAGACGTTGTATCTTCTGGTGAGAACACATCTGCTACAGCATACGTCACAACTTCTAGTTACGCTAGCGAAACAATCTATACCAGATAAATGACGGATATTAAAAGAGTAAAGATATCTCATTTAATAGAATCGCAGATTCCTGAGTACTTAACTCAAGAATCACCTCTATTCAAAGATTTCTTAATACAATATTACGAATCACAAGAACACCAGTCTGGTATGTCTGACTTGGCCAACAATTTGGCTGAGTATAGAAAGATTGGTGCGTTCAACCAAGAAACTCTTACTGTTTCTACTGAACTTACTAATGCTTGTTTTGCTGGTGACAGGACTTTAACCGTTACATCTACGACTGGTTGGCCTGATACCTATGGTTTGTTGAAGATCGACAATGAAGTTATAACATATACATCTAAAACCGATACTCAGTTTCTTGGCTGCGCCAGAGGATTCAGTGGCATTGATCAAATATCAAAAGAGGACGCTGCTGAGTTTGCAAACTTTGCTGAAACCAATGCTGCGGTTCATGTAGCTGGTTCAACGGTAATAAACCTAAGTAACCTCTTCTTACAGACATTTTTTACAAAGTTCAAGACAGAATTTTTACCTGGCTTTGAAAATAGAACTTTTCAGCCTGGCACATCAGTAACTAATATTCTTACAAGGGCGAAAGACTTCTATATGTCAAAAGGAACTGATGCATCGTATCAGATTCTTTTCAAATTACTATATGGTGAAGAAATTGAGTTAATCAAACCGATTGAAAAAACTCTTACCGCTTCTGCAAACGTATATTTCAAAACTAAACACGTTCTTGTAGAAAACCTATTTGGTGGACAACCATTACAGACAATCGGTAACTTCCTGTATCAAGATGTAGCTGGTATTGGAACTGTAAGTGCTTCAATCTACAATGTAGAGTATAGACCAATCAACCAAGTTGATTTTTATGAGATATCTCTTGACTCTACATCATTTGATGGTAATTTCACTGTGCCTGGTAAAACAAAGGCATTAGAGATTACTCCAGCGGACTCTGAGACACTTGTAGTTGACTCTACAGTCGGATTTGGACAAAGTGGTACTCTATTAGTCAAACCAAGAGAAGGCGCTAACTTCTTGAACCTAAGATACACTGATAAGACCATAAACCAGTTTTTAGGTGTTACTGGTATTTCAACATCTCTGGTTTTTGGTGCAGATATTCTAGAAAACAAACTTGCATATGCTTATGCTGGATTTGGACAAACATCATTACTGCAATTCAGACTTGTAAACGTTATTGATGAAGTAGATAC